GGGGGGGCCCCAAGAGAACTCGCTCGCTCTGCTCTGTAGTTCATTAGCACATGAGAGAGAATTTAGACTCTTGAGAACTCTAAAGAATCTTATAACTTAATTAAACTAGAAAAGAAAACTCTTGACATTAAAGAACTTTGCGGGTAATATCACTAAAGAGCTATACTTGTAAACCATAAGATGTTGATTCTTATAGACCACAAGAGAAAAGACTTGACAAACTCTTAAAAATATGCTATTATATTAAGTATAGACTTAAGAGTTTTTAAGCAGTCACTCTAAAGAAACTTAATTCAACTTAAAAGCTGTACCAATTGAGTAGCACTATCGCTATATAAGTGAGTCAGCCCCCTTCGGGGTAGACGAACATGATAAGATAGTATTCTGTAATTCACTTCGTAGAGTACATTAACTCTTAAGTATCCTTAATCCTCTATAACCATAGAGACAAATAAAGGTAATAGTATGTCAACAAAATTAGATGGTAGAAGAAACAATGGTAATCCTAATTGGAAAAAGGGAATGAAGCCCCTTAATCCTGAAGGAAGACCTAAAGGTTCTCTAAATAAATATACTAAACTCTCTAGAGAGTTAATGTCATCCAAAGGACCTGAGATTGTTACTAAGGTCATAGAAATGGCCTTAGAAGGTGATAGGCATTGTCTAAAGATGTGTATGGATAGAATTATCCCTACCTCTAAAGCAGTAGAGATTAGTCACACCTTAGGTGAAGATAGTGGTATTAATATCATTGTAGAGGGTGTCAAGAAAGTAGAGGCTATAGAGGCTAAAGAACACCAAGTAATTGAGGGTGAGCTACTAGACGACAGACAAGCTGTCTCAACAACATAATGGCTGACATTAAGGTCAACCTACATGATGCTCAACTGGAGATATTTAACTCTGAGGCTAGGTTTAAAGTAGCAGCTTGTGGTAGAAGGTTTGGTAAGTCATATCTAGCGGCATGGATGCTCCTAATTAAAGCTCTTCAGTCTGATAGTAAGGATGTCTTCTACATAGCACCAACCTTCCAACAGGCTAAAGATATCATTTGGGGTCTATTGAAGGATCTAGGTAAAGATTTAATAACCTCAGCCCATGAGAATACAGCTACATTAACCTTGATAAACGGTAGGAAGATATACCTAAAGGGTAGTGATAGACCAGATACACTCCGAGGAGTAGGTTTGAGTTTTGTAGTCTTTGATGAGTATGGCTCTATGAAGCCTGAAGTGTGGGAAATGATCATTAGACCTACACTAGCTGATGTAAAGGGTGATGCACTATTTATAGGAACACCAGCAGGGAAGAATCATTTCTATAAGTTGTACATAGAGGCTATGGATAATGAAGGTTGGGAGGCTTTTCAGTATAACAGCACAGATAATCCACTCCTAGATCCTCTTGAGATCTCTCAAGCAAGGAAGACAATGTCAACTCAAGCCTTCAGACAGGAGTTTGAAGCAACTTTTGAGTCCTTTAGTGGCGGTATATTTAAAGAGGAATGGGTCACTTACGTTGAAAATGACAAGGATTTTGAAGAAGGTACAATTGGGCACTATGTTATAGCAGTAGATCCAGCAGGATTTGAAGCAGCTCAGAAGGATAGAGGTCTAAAGAGTTCAAAGCTAGATGAGACTGCCATTAGTGTAGTTAAGATCGTAGGAGATCAATGGCTAGTAAAAGATATATACCATGGTCGTTGGAATATCAAAGAGACAGCCACAAGAATCCTCAATGCTGCTATAGACTCTGAGGCAAATACAGTAGGCATTGAAGCTGGAGCACTAAAGAATGCTATAATGCCTTACTTAGAAGATGAGATGAGGTCTAAAGGTAGATGGGTCAATATAACAGATGTGACTCATGGTGGTAAAAAGAAGACAGATAGAATCACTTGGTCACTCCAAGGTAGATTAGAACATGGAAAGATTAAACTAAGGAAAGCTGATTGGAATAGTCATTTCATAGCACAGATGATGGACTTCCCAAGTCCTCTTTCACATGATGATCTCCTAGATTCTTTAGCCTATATAGACCAAGTAAGTGTAGCAGACTATGCAGGTAGTATAGATTTAGAAGAATGGGAACCCCTTGATGCAATTGCAGGATACTAACAACTTATGAGCAAAGAACTAGCCTATATGGACCCAATGAACCCCTTGAAAGAGTGGGTATTAGGTCGTGTTGAGCAATGGGAAACCCACAGAAACACCAACTACCAACAGAAGTGGGATGAATATTATAGACTCTGGAGAGGAATATGGGCTGATGAGGATAAGACTAGAGGATCTGAGAAGTCTAGACTGATTGCCCCAGCAACTCAACAGGCTATTGAGGCTACAGTCTCAGAATTAGAAGAGGCTACCTTTGGTAGAGAGAGATGGTTTGATATTAAAGATGATATTCTAGATCAAGACCCCAATGATGTAGAATATGTAAGACTACTCCTTCAGGAAGATTTGGAGAAGGAAGGAGTAAAAAGCTCTATAGCAGAGTGTATGCTTAATGGAGCTATCTTTGGTACTGCTATTGGTAAAATTATAGTAGAAGAGCAGACTGAGATTGTCCCTAGTGAGCAACCAGTACAAGGAACCTTAACCTCAGTTAGAGGAACTACGGAAATCCCGTACGTTGCCACTAAGGTAGAGGCAGTTTCACCTAGAGAATTTGTAATAGATCCTACAGCAACTACAATTAATGAGGCTCTAGGGTGTGCTCAAGTGGTTGTCAAGCCAAGGTATCTAATAACTAAAGGCATTGAAGAGGGAATATATGAAGATAAACCAATTGGTAGTTTTGATAAAGCAGACTTTGGCTTCGATGAAGAGCAAGGCTCTATCAATAATGAAGATGATAAAGTCAAAATTGTTGAATACTGGGGATTAGTTCCACAGAAATTCCTCTCTAAATCAAAAGAAATTATAGAGTTTGATTATGAAGATGACTCTTTAGTTGAAGCTGTAGTTACAATAGCAAATGATAATGTGGTACTACGTGCAGTAGAGAATCCTTTCATGATGAAGGATAGACCTTTCATCTCATACCAGCACGATAAAGTACCTAATAAGTTTTGGGGCAGAGGGATTGCAGAGAAAGGATACAACCCTCAGAAAGCTTTGGATGCCGAGCTAAGAGCAAGGATTGATGCACTGGCATTAACTACTCACCCTATGATGGGTCTAGATGCTACTAGATTACCTAGGGGGACTAAGTTTGATATAAGACCGGGTAAGACAATCCTCACAAATGGTGATCCAAAGTCAGTCCTCATGCCCCTTAACTTTGGTTCCCTGAATCAATCTACATTCACAGAGGCTGCTGAACTTGAGAGAATGGTTCAGATGGGTACTGGAGCTATGGATAGTGCAAATAGTAACTTTGCCAATCCTAGAAACTCTACTGCTAGTGGAATGTCAATGCTACAAGCTGCCTCAATTAAGAGACAGAAGCGTACCTTGATGAACTTCCAAGACTCTTTCCTAATCCCTATGATCAATAAGGTCATGTGGAGGAAGATTCAGTTTGATCCACAGAGATACCCAGTAACAGATTATAAGTTTGTACCTTATTCCTCTATGGGAATCATGGCCAAGGAGCTTGAGATTACTCAAATGATCCAGTTATTGTCCATGACACCACAAGGATCTCCAGCTTTCAATGTCATTCTAACAGCTATCTTTGAGAATAGCTCCCTGAATAACAGAGGAGAGCTAGTACAAGCAGTACAACAGATGATGCAACCTAACCCACAAGCTCAACAGGCACAACAGATTGAACTTGAGAAGGGTATGTTGGAGAATGAAGAACTTAAAGCCGAGATTGGTAAACTACAAGCCCAAGCTCAAAAGCTTATGGTGGATGCAGGAGACAAGGTATCTCAAGAGTCTCTTGCTAAGAAGCAATTGGAACTTGCAGAGAAGATGGCTAAGGTTGAGAACCTTAAATCAGAGACTATAAGAAATGTTCCAGAGATAGAACATCTCCAGTCAGAGACAATACTCAATCTAGCTAAAGCTCGTATGGGTAACGCAGTTTAAGCTGCTTAACAGCGATAATGACAGATAGAGAAATATTAGAAGATAGATTAAATTTTTTCCAACTAGATAGCTGGCTTAGTCTCCAAGAGGAGCTAACTGAACTAGCTACTTCCTTAGAGAAGATTTATGATATTGATAATGAAAAGACCCTTTTTGAAAGGAGAGGGCAACTAGGTATACTCAACATGATTACTAATCTTGAAGAGTCTACCAAATATGCGTTAGAACAACTAGAAGAAGACTAGCTCTAACTAATTTTAATTAATTTCCACAATCCTGTTAGGACGGAAAGGAGAAGTAATATGAGTGTAGTAGTAGACCCTGTAGTAGAAGAGAATGAAGAAGTAATAGCTGATGTAACTCAAGAGGAAGAAATAGAAACTCCTAGCGAGCCTGAAGTAGAACTTCCAAATAAGTTTCAAGGTAAATCAGCAACCGAGATCGCAAGTGCCTATGAGAACCTAGAGAAAGAACTAGGTCGTAAGGGACAAGAGATTGGAGAGCTGAGAAAACTAACAGACTCTTTCCTTCAACAGCAGATAAGTCAACCGCAATCTAAACCTGAAGAACCTACAGATAATGAAGTAGATTTCTTTGATGATCCTGAAGCGGCAGTAAGGAAAATCATCAACAGTGATCCTAGGTTCAAGGAGATGCAGCAGACAACACAGCAGCAACAAGCGGCTATGACTGCACAGCAACTCCAGCAAACACACCCTGATTTCCAAGAAGTTGTACAAGACTCTGGATTTCAAGAGTGGGTTCAAGGAAGTAAGATACGCCAGCAGCTATATATGAACGCTGACTCTTATGATTTTGACTCTGCCAATGAGCTTTTGACTAACTGGAAAGAACGTCAAATGATTCAAAAGACCCAAGAGGTTGAGGCAGAGAAAGAGACACAGAGGAAATCAGCACTCAAGTCAGGCAAAGGAGTATCTAAGGCTTCTGGAGAATCAACCGCAGGTAAGAAAATATACCGTAGGGCTGATCTAATACGTTTGAAACAGACTGACCCACGAAGGTATGAGTCTCTACAGGATGAAATCCTAGAAGCTTATGCTCAAGGAAGGGTCAAATAATAGGGAGTAGCTCCGCTACGACCTTCTTAATTTAACTAAAAAGGAAATTTATTATGGCATATGGTAGCGATAATGTAACAACTACTTCTGCTGCGAATTTTATTCCAGAGTTGTGGTCAGATGAGGTAATTGCATCTTATAAGTCTAATCTTGTAGTAGCAAATACTGTAACAACAATTAATCATAAGGGTAAGAAAGGTGATACAATTCACATTCCTACTCCAACCCGTGGATCTGCAAGTGCTAAGAGTGCTAACTCTACAGTAACTACTCAGGATGATGTACACAGTGTTACTAACTTGTCTATTGACAAGCACTATGAATACTCTGTACTGATTGAGGACATTACTGAAGTACAGGCTCTTCAGTCTCTCCGTAGATTCTACACTGAGGATGCTGGTTATGCACTGGCAAAGCAGGTTGATACTGATCTGTTTGCTCTTGCTGAGGGACTCCAAGGCGGTACTGTAGGTGGTTCAGGTGCTAGTGCATACGAGAACGCTGTAATTGGTGGTGATGGTACTACTGCATTTACTGGAGATTCTCCAAATGCAACAGACATCCTTGACGTTGGTCTTCGTAAGATGATCCTGACTCTTGATAATGATGATGTCCCTATGGACAATCGTGCACTAATTGTTCCACCTATTGCAGCTAATGATATGCTTGGAATCAGCCGCTTCACTGAACAGGCTATGATTGGTTCTGGTGATGCAATTAAGACTGGTAAGATTGGTATGATCTATGGTATAGACGTGTATGTCTCATCTAACTGCCCAACTACTGCTGGTAGTGATCGTGTAGGTATGCTCATCCACAAGGATGCTCTTGCACTTGCAGAGCAGATGAGTGTTCGTTCACAGACTCAATACAAGCAGGAGTATCTTGGTGATCTCTTCACCAGTGATACTATCTATGGCGTAGGTGAACTACGTAATGATGCTGGAGTTGCCTTCGTTGTCCCTGAGGCTTGATAGTAGTTAGTTAAACCACAGCCCCCTAAGCAATTAGGGGGTTCTATTTAACTAATTAAAGGATCTTTATGCCACTTTACGAATATGAATGTGTGAAATGTTGTGATATTAGTGACTACATGTCAACCATATCAAAAAGACAGGAACCTAAAATCTGTAAGAGTTGTGGTGGAGTAGCTAACTTTATAGTCTCTAAAACCACAGTAGCTCTAGATGGTACAGACCCCGGATTCCCTGGAGCATATGACAAATGGGCGAGGTTACATGAGAATCATGGCAAGCATATTTAACGACACTACCTTTGATCTTGAACTAGACAAGATTAAACAGAAAATAGCAAAGCTCTACAATCAATTGGTAGAGAAAGTCTATCGTTCAGAAAACCCTAGTGCTTCTCCAGAAGAGATAGCTCAATTCTTAGAAGATAATGCTCTTGAGTTCAACACATCTGAACAGGAAGACTTTGATGATGAGATTGGAGAACTAGAGGAAGCTTTAGATTCAATGCTTCAAGAGGAAGATCTAGACCCTGTTAAAGATAAAGACTATAAAGATCCTAAGGTAGAGACAGGTAAAGAGTTAAAAAGTAAAACTCATGAGAAGAAAGAGCTAAAGGAAACAGTTAATCTTCCAGAACCTAAAGGACTAATGGCTACTCCTGATGATAGTAGGAAGAAAGTTATTACCAAAAAAGTTAAAGATCCTACAGGTGGAATTAAGACCAGTAGGAAGGTTACACCTAGAGATATTTCCTTTGCCCCTCTAGTTGAACAAATTTCTGATGAGTTAGCTAGTCTCAAACAGAGACAGAGAATTGGTAGGAAGTATATGAAGGATAGACTCTAATGCGTAGAGGTAGACCTCCAGTTTATAAAGGCAAAAGAAAAGCCCCTGCTAGACCTTTCCCTAAGATTCATTGGAAGAAGAAGAAGCTCTTGACTGTCCTCACTAACAGAAGGCAAGAAGAAAGACGTTTAGCAGAGCTTGATCCTTCAACATCTTTAGCTTATGAGCTAACTACAGAATCAGGAGCATATCTGGTCTTAGAGTCCTCAACATCACCAGATCACTCATATATTAGAACGGAGTAACAGAGAATGTCAGTAACTAAGATTTCAGAACTAACAGATATAGGAACTCCAGCGAGTACTGATGTGTTGGCTATTGTAGACACAAGTGCAGGGACTACTAAGAAAGTCTCCATATCTAGTCTACCTGACACAGACACAACCTATTCAAACTTTGTAGGAGATGATGGTGTAGATGATGATCCTGCTAATGAAGCAGCAGGTCTAGTTCCTGCCCCTGCACATGGAGATGCAACAGCAGGTAAGTACCTAAAGTCAGATGGTACTTGGGCTACACCACCTGATACTGACACCAACACCCAACTCACAAATGAACAGGTACAGGACATTGTTGGCGGTATGCTCACAGGCAATACCGAGACAAATATCACTGTAACCTATCAGGATACAGATGGAACTATAGACTTTGTATCTACTGATACTGACACCACATACTCAACAGCAACTACCACTACAGCAGGTCTAGTTAAGATAGAAGATGGTACTGAACAATCTACTGCTGCTAATACTGTAACGACAACAGCTAGTAGAACCTATGGTATACAGCTTAATGCTAGTGACCAAGCAGTTGTAAACGTACCTTGGACTGATACTAACACAGTTTATTCCCATCCAACAGGCGATGGAAACCTTCATGTTCCTGCTACAGGTACTACCAATAATGAAAAGGTGCTGACAGCAGGGGCAACAGAAGGTTCATTATCATGGGCAACACCATCAGGTGGTGGTGCAACAGGCGGTGGTACAGATGAAGTGTTCTATGAGAATGGTCAAACAGTAACTACCAACTACACACTAACCACAAATACCAATGCCATGAGTGCAGGGGATATCACAATCAACTCTGGAGTCACAGTAACAGTGCCATCTGGATCTAACTGGGTAATCGT